GCTAAAGAATTTGAGATCGACTACAAGAAGATCGCGAAAACTGATGTAGTTTTTCGTATTATGACGTTTGATCATATTCCGGAGGATCTTACAAGAAAGAAAACTAAAAAGACAGTTGCAGACCATCACGTTAAATTAAATTTTCCGCCATTCCAGCATTGGAAATTTGACGATAACGACAATTTAATTTGTGTAGGAAAAAGCCACTGGACTGGTGACTTACGTGACGGCAAGTTTGCACTCAAGAAAGGTAAAGCAACCAACGAACTGGCTAAAATGTGGATGAAACTCGTTGATCGTTATGCTACTCGCGGCAACGTTCGTGGTTACACCTACAATGATGAGATGAAAGGTCAAGCAATCCTACAACTAGCACAAATTGGTTTGCAGTTTGACGAGTCTAAATCACAAAATCCATTTGCTTATTATACAGCGGCTGTTACTAATTCGTTTGTTCGTATTATTAATATCGAAAAACGTAATCAAAACATTCGTGATGATATACTAGAAATGAACGGACTCAATCCTAGTTGGACTAGACAAAACGCAAACGACGACGGTACTGATCCTGCACTTCGAAATAAGGAAGAATAAGGTTGACTTCTAAACATATTTCAAGTATAATGTTAAAAAATTGGAGTAACTATGCCATTGTTTAATAAAGTGGCTTGCTTTACAGACATTCACTTTGGTCTAAAAAGCGGAAGCCGCACACATAATAACGACTGCGAAGGATTCGTTACCTGGTTCTGTGAACAAGCAAAAGAAGCAGGTGCTGAAACTTGTATATTCTTAGGTGATTGGCACCATAATCGTAGTACTACAGACGTTAGTACGATGAATTATACAGTGTCTAACCTAGAAAAACTAAATGAAACTTTTGAAAAAGTATACATCATACTTGGTAACCACGATGAATACTATAAAGAAAAACGTGAGATACACAGTTTAGAGTTTGCAAGACTCTTTCCTAACATTGTTTTAGTAAACGAAACACTTACAGATGGCGAAGTTTCGATTATACCGTGGCTTGTAGGTGACGAATGGAAAAAAGTCAAAGAACTTACAAGTCGTTATGTGTTTGGTCACTTTGAATTACCTAACTTCTATATGAATGCAATGGTACAGATGCCAGATCACGGAACCATACGTGATAAGGACTTTGTAAATCAAGAGTATGTGTTCTCTGGGCACTTCCATAAGCGCCAATCAAAAGCAAACATTCATTATATTGGTAATGCGTTTCCACACAACTATGCAGATGCGTGGGATGACGAACGTGGTATGATGTTGTTAGAATGGGATGGCGAACCTGAATATCGTACTTGGCCTGATCAACCAGTGTATAGAACTTACAAACTAAGTCAACTGTTAGATGACCCAGACAGTCAACTACGTGAAGGTATGCATTGTCGTGTTACAATTGATATTCCTATTACGTTTGAAGAAGCAAACTTTATTAAAGAACAATTAATTCCACAATATAATTTACGTGAGTTAATGTTAATCCCTGAAAAGGTCGAAATTGAAGAACAGAATGCAGCACCTGTTGATATAAACTTCGAAAGTGTTGATACTATCGTGATGAATCAGATCGAGGCAATTGAATCTGATGCGTTTGACAAGAAACTACTACTGGATATTTACAGACACCTATGATTAAAATCAAGAATCTAACAGTAAGAAACTTTATGAGTGTGGGTAATCAAACCCAAGCCATTGACTTTGATAAAGGTCATTTAACACTGGTTTTAGGTGAGAACTTAGACCTAGGTGGTGATGATAGCGGATCACGTAATGGTACAGGTAAAACTACTATCGTTAACAGTTTATGTTATGCTATCTACGGTAATGCTCTTACAAACATCAAAAAAGACAACCTTATTAACAAGATTAATGGTAAAAATATGTTGGTTACTATTAGTTTTGAAAAGGACGGTGTTGATTATCACATCGAACGTGGCCGCAAGCCTAATATGCTTAACTTCTTTATTAATGGGCAAGAACAAGAAGATGGAGAAGATAGTGAAAGTCAAGGCGATAGCAGAGAAACACAAAAAGAAATAGAAAAAGTCTTTGGTATGAGCCACGATATGTTTAAGCATTTGATTGCCTTAAACACATATACAGAGCCATTTTTGAGTATGAGAGCAAATGATCAGCGTATGATCATTGAACAATTACTTGGTATTACAATGCTTTCAGAGAAAGCAGATGCTCTTAAAGAACAAGTTAAACAAACCAAAGACGATATTGCTACAGAAAACACTCGCATCGAAACAATCAAGGCAAGTAATGACAGAATTGCTGAAAGTATTACTGGCTTAGAAAGAAAACAATCAATGTGGGAGTCGACTAAACAAAAATCTATTGACGATCTAGAAAAAGCAATTAAACAATTAGCAAATATCGATATCGATACAGAGATTGAAAATCAACGTTCTTTAGATGAATGGAACACAAACAAAAAAGAACGTGATAACATCGAATCTCTTGTTGCTAGACAAATAGCAACCATTGAAAGAGAACAAAAGACCATAGCAAAACAAGAAAAAGAACTTGCTTTGTTAAAAGAACACAAGTGTCATAGTTGTGGACAAGATATTCACGATACAAAACACGATGAGATGTTAAAAAACAAAACAGATCAGGTTGCAGAAACGCAATCTACACTTGACGAGCATAATGAAGAACTGGTAGGACTTAATGAAGCACTGAGTTTACTAGGCGAACTAGGTGACAAACCTAAGGTAGAGTATGATACACTCGAAGAAGCATTAAGTCATCGTAACACTTTAGAAAGTTTACAAAAAGAATTAGAAACAAAACGAACAGAAACTAATCCTTATGTTGAACAAATTGAAGAACTAAAGGAAAGTGCTGTACAAGAAATTGATTGGGAAGCAGTTAATGATCTAAATCGAGTAAAAGAGCACCAAGACTTCCTACTAAAACTTCTTACAAACAAAGATTCATTTGTACGTAAACGTATTATTGACCAGAACTTAGCATTCTTGAACCAACGTTTAACGTATTACTTGGCAAAGATAGGTTTGCCGCATATAGTGGAGTTTAATAATGATTTAACTGTGATAATTACACAGTTAGGACAAGATTTAGATTTCGATAATTTATCACGAGGGGAAAGAAACAGGCTAGTATTAGCAATGAGTTGGGCATTCCGAGACGTTTGGGAGAACCTATATCAAAGCATCAACCTATTATTCATTGACGAATTAGTAGACAGTGGTATGGATACCGCAGGTGTTGAAAGTGCTATTGCTGTATTAAAGAAAATGACCCGTGAAAGAGAGAAGAATGTATTCTTAATTTCACATCGTGATGACCTTGCAGGACGTGTGAACCAAGTTCTTAAGGTTGTAAAAGAAAACGGCTTTACTAGTTATTCAACGGATATCGAAATTGTGGAATGAGCACTGAATCACACGACGAAATGATTAGAGCGTTCCAAGAATATTTTAAATGGCAGGATCGCTTTGAGTACCACGGCTCTGACGAGGCTGGTATTAAAGCACGATTTTGGCTCAGCGAAATAAGAAATCAGGCAAGTACAAGGCGAGTAGAAATACAAGAAAAAAGAAAAACTAGAAAGGCAGCCAGAAAAGGAATGGTAGGGAGACCACCAAAGCATAACTAGTAGTGTTATGCAATGGACATATGAAGGCGAAATAGTAGAAACAATACCTGACGAATACGAAGGCTTCGTTTATCTAATTACAAATCTAAAAACCGGGCAAAAATACATAGGCAAGAAACTTGCTAAATTTAAAACTACTAAACCTCCATTAAAAGGCAGAAAAAATAAACGTCGAGGCACAAAAGAATCTGATTGGAAGACCTACTGGGGTTCGTCGGATAGATTAAATGCAGATGTAGCGGAACTAGGCCCAGAACAATTCACAAGAGAAATACTTTATTTTTGCAAGAACAGGGCAGAGATGTCCTATATAGAGGCAAGGGAACAGTTTGACCGTCGTGTTTTAGAAACAGATGATTATTATAACGGCATTATTGCTGTTAAAGTAGGCGGTTCAGATAAACTCAAGCAGGCACTTTTAGAGCAAGCAATCAAACAAAAGGCGAAAAACACTACCAAATAAGCCCGCACCGGCGTTGTTATGGTGCCCGAAATCCTTCCTGATGTGAGGAGGTAAGGAATCTGGTTGGTAGCAGAGAACTCAGCCACTACCCATAACGGATGAGGATCACTAACCCTGTGATTTGGCTGTTTGATAGGAATTTATATAGGTAAAAAGAGAGTAGAGAATACTCAGGCTTATTATAGAAGTCAGCGTTTTTATAATAAGTTGCCGTTGTACGTAAGATACGAGGACGGGTTGAGCAGGTACCGGACAATCGCCTGCGATTTAGACCTAACGCTGTTGTGACTTGATGAACTCAGATAATGTTCAGAACCCTTTGAGCCCGGCAACGGGCTTATTGTGACCATAGAATCTAGATAATGCTAAAACTGCTTCGCAGTTAATATTTGCCTCGCATTAAAAGTTTTTTATCATTTTCATATCTTGCTAATTATTAAGAGAAAAGAAAGTGCGTTGAGCGAAGCGAAAACGCAAGTGAGCTTTAGCTCACTTTTAAAATAAATAACAAATATAGATCAGGATATTCTCAATAATGCGTATTAATGACATCGTAACGGAACAACAACTAGATGAAAAACCTATGGGTTTTCTTTCTAAGTTAGGAAATAAAGCAGCAGCGGCTCTAGGAAGTAAAAAAGCACAAGGTAAACTCGATGCTGGCGCCGAAGCAAATAGAATGTCTGATGCGTTTTACACATATATCGGCCAAACAGGTCAAGAAGCAACTCCCGAAGTAGTAATTGACTTTTTACAGAAAAACGGATATCCTACAGCAAGTGCTGAAAAGATTATGGGTCAACAGACACTAGCACAAAAAGCAGGTGAAAAAGTAGGCGCAGCAGCCACTAATGTAAAAAATGCAGTTAAAGGTGCTATTGACACTGCTAAGGCTGGCGCACAAAAAACTAAACAAGGACCACAAACAGATACTAAACCTCCTATTTCCGGCAAAGTAACTAGTGTAACTAAAACTAACAATAACCTTGGCGGCACTGCAAAAACCGCACCTAATCCTGCAAATATGCAGGCTAAATCAACACAAAATCCTGCGCAAAAACCGGCTCCGGCGGCAGAGGCTGCTACTACACCGCAAGCACCTAATCCTTCTGCACAACAACCTACTACTGCTAAACCAAGCACAGGCGGCGTTAAGATCGCAGGAGCAAAGAAGAAGCCAGCAGGAAATGTAAAGCCAGCAATGCAAACAGCAGGTACTGATTTTGATGACGAGTTTGTTTTATTAGAAGATGGAACTCTTAGCAAAGGTCAATTGAATAAAATCTTTATGGCAGCAACACAAGATGCTATAAAACGTGATAT